CTCAAGGTTAACATCTACAGTAGTAGTAGCTCCACAGATCTTTGTGGTCTCATCTTCTTGTGGAACAGAATTATTACATTTGAATGACAGAGTAGATACTTCGCCGACCGACTTGGACCGAAGCTTCAGAATAATATATTCAATATCGAAGTAGGTGAGCTTGTCTGGATTGATATCTCCGGTGCAACAGGACTCGACTAAGTCCTTGACACAACGCACTAACTCATCAGGATCTTTCGAGTCCTGAAGCATTAGGAGAATCTTCTGTTCCTTTACGGTGTAGGGTCTAAAGATAAAAGACTTCTGGGTAGAAGGAATCTTCACTTCAAATGTTGGGTGTTGCAGTTTTGGTAAGGCCATTTATATCTCCATGATTAGAACATTGTAGGATTTGAATCGTTATTGATTTTTAATTGTTCGTATGAGAATGTTACCGAGTATTCCATTAGCTTATCGGTGTCGGCCCAGGATAGATCCACATCATCTATTGATAGAGGTATGGCTCGCATAACCGTAACCTGATATGCACTTGCATCTGTTTCATAGGTTAGATTTTGGTTCGCCACGCCGGGCAGGATCTGACGGGGACCGTCTTCATTAAAGTATAAGACCTCATCGGCCCCCGTAGGTCTAGTGAGGGGGGAATTACCTTCATCATATACCTTGATCGTAATATCAGAACTTATGTCGTCATAATATGCCATAGTATTTGTACTGAAGTCCTGAATGGATTTCATCCACCTCTCAAATTGATATCGATCTTTTGAATCTTTTGTTGTGAGAAATGTTAGTCTAAGATCATTGTAGGTTCTTGATACTGGTACTCGTAGTACGGGCATTCCACCATGTAACCTGAAGTCTGTGGTATTGATGGTGATACCAGGAATCATTGCGGCGATACAACGAATCGTACCAAGATCACTTAGATCGACTGCCAGTTTACCAATCCTATTAAAGACAACCTCAAACTTAGATGGCTTGAGGACTCCATCCTTATTGATACTCTGGACTATCTTGTTTACATTGAATGCCATAGTAGTATTTATTTACCGTATAATTCTTTTTCGGTCATGACCACAAACTCAATGTTATTGTACTCGGCAAACTTCTTGGCGGCGATCCACTTGGCCTGATTAACCGCATAGGTCTGACACTCCTTAATATATCGGGGAGTCACTCGGGACTTCTTCTTCGGAGGAAGAGTCTGATCATAGGGTTTGACTTCGACGATATACTTCTTGATCTGTCCGTTGGAACTTCTTAGCTTGACATAGAAGTCAACGAAGTATCTGTGTGGCTTACCATCCACCGGAGATATATAGGGAATGACTATCTCCTCTGATCCATACTCCAATACATTGGTCTGTTCATCCAACCATCGAAGTAGCTTCAGTTCCCAGGACGAACGATATATAATATTATTAACGTTGCCTCGATACTTCTTCGGATTGATGGGAATGAACTGCCCCTGTAAGTATTTACTCATTGTCAAGATATTTATTCGGCATGTATAAATAATATCTGATGATGCCAGCGTCTATAACAACCGACCCCACTACGATTGTATATCCCAGTGATCTTGTCCATGCAGGTAATCGATATGGCAATCAGTTCATGGCGATATACATCAATGTAGATAATGATACTACAACTGATATAAGTAATTACAAACCTAAAATCACAACTGTAGATGGGACTCCGGTAAACCGAGGAACCCAACAGGGTGGTGGAGGTGGAACGGCTACAGTAACTTCAGGATTTCTTCCTGGGAACCCACCAATACGCCCATCAGTTGATATAACGGGTTCGATCATTCAGAATTTTTCCACTGCCCAAGGGGGAAATGCTATTGATAGGAATTCGACAGGTAATGGCGATAGGTCTAGAACTCTTAAATCTATCTATCTACCTATCCCACTGAACATTTCGGCTAATGCTAAGGCTGAGTATGCGGGATTTGAATTTGGAGAAGAGGCACGTAAAATAGGTTACTCCGCTTTGGATCAAGGCCTTAATCTAGCAGCATCTCTTGCTGCTGCTTCAAAAGGTCCTTCGGCTGGGGCAGCCGCTACCCAAGGAATTGCTATGGCAAAAGCTATTTCAAATTACGCTCTTTCTGGGTCATCGGCTAAGTTAGGAAGAATACTCAATCCACACAAACAACTCCTGTTTAAGGGTGTTGAATTGAGAAACTTCGACTTCCAGTATAAGTTGGTGGCTCGGAATGTAGAAGAAACTGATACTATTGATTACATCATACGCCTTCTCAGATATCATATGTTACCTGATTTGGGAAGTGGAATACCTTTTATAGGGGCCGTAGGTTTATCAGGGGCGGGGATGGCCTTAAAATATCCTTCCGAATTTGATATGGCATTCTATATGTATGACGGGAACAGTCAGCCTAAACTAAATCCATATCTTCCTGCCATCTCCACCTGTGTACTAACAAAGATGGATGTTACCTATGGAGAAAAGGAGATCGTATCCCACGCCGATGGTTCTCCCGTAGAACTAACATTGAGCCTATCATTCCAGGAAACTCAGGTCATGACTAAGTCTGTGGTGAAGGCCTTCGATAGTTATATTAATACTGGAAATTTGAAAATATCTGATGATGTTTATACTCCTATACCTGGAGACCCCAACACTACAACATCCAAAACATTTAACCCAACGATTCCTTAATCATATGCCATACTTTGCTCCCATCAACTATGTTCTTTATCCTGACTTCCAGGACAAGACGAAATATAATATCCTGAAGAACATCACGACCAGAGTCATCAAGCAGATGGCTCTCATCGATGATAAGACAGTGTATTATGACTACACCATGTCCGATCATGAGTCCCTAGAAAGTATATCCCAGACTCTCTATGGCACTCCCGCATACTACTGGACCATTCTTGTCATCAACCGAGTCTTCGATAAGTTCTATAACTTTCCCTTGTCGGCATCTCAGTTCACCGAATTCATTGTGAGTAAGTATGGCTCGATCACGGCAGCGACGACCTCCTTCAGATATTTCATAAAGGCTTCGGCCTATACCACAAACTATGTCGAGGTGAATCAGACTGCGTACACGGCATCATCAGATCCCACCAAGTATTCTATCTCTCTGTATGATGACGAGACAAATACCAACGAGGCCAAGAGAACCTTCAAGGTCATAAACCCGAAGTATGTTAATCAATTTGTGAAACTATACTCAAGCCTGGCCAATCAATAATGCCTATTCTACCCGGACAATTTGAATTAGAATCCCTGCTGATAGTCTCCAATGGTTTGAAGTACGTGAACCTGATTGGAATATATCAGCAGATCAATATCTTCGAGTCCATCCTGGCTCCCTGTCTTACTGGGTATATTGTTGTTACTGATACCCACAATCTGATCTCGGGGACGGCTTCCCTTCCTATCATGGGAAACGAGCTTATTCAATTCACCTTCAATGCTCCTGACTTCAAGGTACAGAATGAGGATGAAACCTGGAGTTCACCCAAAAAGAATAAGATATCATTTACTGGTAAGGTAACCGACATCAAGAACATGAGTCTGGTGAATGAGGGTGCCCAGAACTATGAGATACATTTCTGCTCCGAAGAACTTATTCTTGATAAACAAATCAAGATATCCCAATCCTATAAGGATATGTCCCTGGGTACGATGGTGTCGAGGATCTTCTCGCAGTATTATAAGAACACATCTTCGTCCGTGGAGTTCGAAGATACTCTGCACAATCAGACTGTAGTAATTCCTTCATGGAGTCCGCTCAAGGCAATCTCCTGGTTGGCCTCTCGATCAATCTCGAAGAAGCATAATACTCCTCAGTTCTTCTTCTATCAGTCTCTGTACAATGATGGAATCATTACCAGTTCCAATCGCTCCCGGACTTCGGATCTATCCGATCAATCCTCCACAAAGTATTGGTTTCTTTCAACGGACGAACTGATTGATCTGTGGGGAGATAAGGTTCGCAAGACTATCTTCTACAGTCCTATCGCAAAAACTATGCCTACGAGTCCTTGGAGTGATGGGGATTCTATGAACTTCTCCAATGCCCTGAACTACGAGATCATACATTCCTTTGATACTCTGAACAATGTTAGTCGAGGTATGTTCAATTCCAGACTCCTTGCTCATGATATCACCAACAAGACCCTGACCAAACATGATTATAACTATGATAGTAATTTCGGAAAGTATAAGCATGTCAACTCATCCAAATTCTCTACGGGAGTAGTGGATTCATTTGGTAAGACCTTTACTGATCCCAGCTATGCGGAGGCCCATCAGATGCTGGCATCCTCTGGAACCAGCGAGAATCCTAATTACCTTTCCAATATATCATCGGCTCGACTGGATCGAATCCAGTCCCTAAATAATTTCAGACTGAGAATAATATTACCTGGTGATGGTCTGACCGAGTCCGGGGATCTAATCAACTTTCAACTGAATTCAATTGAAGTAGGCAAGCAGGTTCCGGACCCATTCTACTCTGGTAAGTATATGGTGAATAGTATTCGACATACGATCTCACGCTCTCCTTCGGAGTACAGAATATTTCTGGATTGTTCCAAGGAATCATTGAATATAGATGTGAAGGATTTCAAACCGGGTGCTTAAATCAACTGATCAATTCATGGGGTTCGATGGCTTCGTATGGTTCCAGGGTGTGGTGGAATCACGAGCAGACCCATTGTTTCTGGGAAGACTTCAAGTAAGAATCCTGGGTATTCATACAGAGGACAAGAGTAAGATTCCCACGAAAGATCTGCCCTGGGCCTATCCTGTTATGCCTATTACTTCGGCCAGCATGAATGGTATTGGTCAGACTCCTATTGGTGCGGTAGAAGGTACCTGGGTAGTAGGGTTCTTCCGAGACGGCGAGAGTTGTCAGGAACCAATGATTCTGGGTACATTCGGGGGTATTCCACAATCAGAACCCAAGTCCGACCAGGGCTTCAATGATCCCAATGGATTCTATCCTCTGTCCGACTATCTCAAGGAACCAGATACAAACAGACTGGCCCGTAATGAGAACATAGACAATACTGTTGTAGCCGAGAAGAAGAAGAATCTACAGACAGGAATATCGGTCGCCCTTGATGCCGATGATGCCTGGGACGAACCAACCCCTCTTTACAACACAACCTATCCCTACAATCATGTTTATGAAACCGAGTCCGGGCATATCAAGGAATACGATGATACTCCGAAAAACGAGAGAATACATGAGTATCATAGAATGGGAACATACTATGAGATTGGTCCAGACGGCAGCAAGGTCACCAAGGTAGTCAATGATAATTACTCTATTATCATGGGTGGAGACTATGCCTATGTGGATGGTGTATGTAATCTAACAGTCAATGGTGATGTGAATGTATCCTGTAATAAGGATGCTAACATCGAAATAAACAATGATGCAAATATTACAATCAAGAACAATGCAACGGTATCTGTGGATGGTGATACTTATCTGGATCTGACCGGAGACATGACCTGTGATGTGGGGGGTGATGTTACTCTGACTTGTGCGAGTAATGGCACGGGAATAGATATCTATACCTATGGTGCGGGTGATGTAAGTATTCAGGCCCTGGGTGGAGGTAATGCAACAGTGGCCGGAACCAATGTCACTGTCAATTCCACATCATTAACAACAATAACCTCGAAGGGGGAACTTGCCCTGAGTGCCCCCAAAGGAATATCAATAAAGACAAATGGTATGTTACAACTCCAGGGTGGGTATGTTCAGTTGGCATCAGGCTCGGGAGGCCTGGATATCACTGCCGGAGCCGCAGGTATTGGTATGTCAACAGTATCGGGCATATCATTGATGACACCAAAGGTATTGCGTCTGGGCAAACTCACCTTCGATCTAATCTAAAACACAGAGGATAACTATGCCATTCCCATTTACAATTCCAACAATCCCTCCTGCTGACTTACCTGTTACTGGTAATGTATTGTATCAGGCATTCGCTCTGGTCAAGCTCGCTCTGGCAAAGGTTCATGCCACCCAGGTCAAGATCAAGAGTTATGAGGTCCAGGCACGAAAGCTAATTGCGAGTAACCTAATCAAGGCCGACAAGGTAATCAATGAGGCTAAGTATGCCAAGGATATCATTGCTATATTCGGCTTCGCCGCCCCGATAGCTAATGTTGCCTACAAACAATTCAGGAATCCCAAAAAACCCCAGAGTCCAAATCTCGTCCAGGCACTATCTCAACTAAGTTCGGCATTCGATACCCTGAATATATCTGGTTCCCTGAATGGAATAACAGGATCATCAAGATCCCTGATTAATAATTCTCAGTCAACAGTAACATCCTTCAGTAATATCTCAAAGGATATATCGAAGACAGGAACCCTGACAGCAAAGAATATTACGGATATCAATAGGATCATACCAGCCCTTACGGGTAATCTGTCTGATATAACCAGACTGGTTCCTACTCTGGGCGTACCTTTGCATATCATCAATGAGTTGAATGCAGCAATAAGAAACATCAATAACATCATGCTTCAGTATCAGAACATCATGGATAAGATAAAGAACAGAAAGAAACAAAAGAAGAATACTACTCTGGTAAGGTTTGATCTGTTAGGTATCAGTTACCTGAATAAGTATACAGCAAAGGTGCCCGTAGTTGGGTCGATCCTGAAACTGTTTGGACTGTAGAGCTAGTGTGGATAAGCCTGTGGATAACTTTAGGAAAGTTGTGGATAAGCCAGATCCTGGGGATTTGGGCCTACCTAAATATCATAATTCTATCAAAAACGTGTAAAGTAGCTAAGTACCATTATACCTCCTCTGCGCTTATCCATAACTTATCCACAACCCACACTCCTCCGAATTTGTCAAGTAGTATTTTGACTTACTCGATGTTACTCCCTATGTTACTAAGTGACTTACTCGATGTTACTAAGTCAAATAAATACTACTATGGCAAA